GCATTAAAGGCGGTTGCATTTTGCGACGACGACGACGATGATGATTGGCGACGACGACGACGAAAGCCTGAGACGACTGGAGACAACTGGAGCACACCGGAGGATGCTCAGATAGTCATCAGTTGCGGGGGTTCGCTATATGTCTATGACCGCACAATTTGGCGACGCATCGACGATAAAGATTTAAAAATGCTTTGCTTGCTTTACGACGGCAAGCAGACGACCATCAACGACAAACCAACCATAATTGGAATGACCGACAGGAAAGCAAAATCAATTGCTACCCTGACAACTCTATTGCATACAACCCGGCGCCCCAACTTTTTCGACGAGCCACCCATCGGCCTGGCATTCACTGATGGATTTTGGACCATTGAAGACGGTAGCCTTGAATGTGTCGAGCACCACCCAAAGCACAAGACCACCTTTGGCTACGGCTTCCCACTGGACGACGAAGACCAGCCCGTTGGCGCGTGGCTTAGATACCTTGATTCTCTTTGGCGGGACGACGAAGACAAGCAGCAGAAAATTGACGCATTGCAAGAATGGATTGGGGCAACCCTCATCGGACGAGCTACATCGTATGCTAGGGCGGCTCTGTTTATCGGGACCGGTGCCAACGGCAAAAGCGTTCTGCAAACGATTATCGAAGAGCTGTTCCCGCCTCAAAATGTAACGACCGCATCACCAGCGCACTGGCACAAGGACTATACGCTCGCGAGCCTCCAGGATTCAAGATTGAACGTGTGTTCCGAATTGCCAGAATATCGAGCCCTCGACACGAGCGCGACCTTTAAAGCGGTGCTGAGTGGCGACAGGGTTGAGGCCAGATTAATTTACCGTGACCCGTTTTCGTTTCGTCCAATTGCTGGCCATTTGTTCGCTGCCAATGCCTTGCCAAATATCGGAAGCGGTGACTTCACCCAGGGATTCTTTCGCCGGTTCCTTCTCTTCACGTTTAACAGAAATTTCAAAGACGATGCCGGGATGGAAAGACGTGACCAGCAGGAAATTCTGGAAGAGATCAGGGTTGAGCACGCAAGTATTTTATGGTGGGCCTTACATGGTGCCTGTCGTCTTTTGAAACGCGGGGAGTACACTTTACCTGCAAGCCATGAGTTGACCATCCAGGAGTGGCACCAGGATTCCGACCCTGTGCAGGATTTCATCCAGAGCTGCTGCAAGCCTGACGGTGATGGGACGCTTCTTAAGTATATCTATGATGATTATGTAACTTGGTGCGAGTCAGTTGGGCGCAAGAGGATGACCAACAGGACATTAGCTAAACGATTACGTCAGCTAGGAATTAACCAGTGGAGAGGTAACGGCGGGACCAAAGTAAGCCTCGCCGTCAAGATGAAGACCGAATGGCTTGACTACGCTTAGAGGTACCACGCCTCAATGGGAACGCCGCAAAGGTTCTGTATAAGGATTGCGCGTTTCCCTTGGGGTTTGTGTACCCCGTTCTCATAACGATTCAACATATACCTATCGAACCCTAAAACCTCTGCGGCTTTGTCGAGCGTGTACCCTTCCTTAGTGCGCCAGGCTACCAACTTTCTTGCGCCTTGGCTTATCGCTTCTTTAACTTCAGACATAACTTAACTCCTTCAATACTTGATGCACTTCATCGAAACCTTTGCAGACCTTGCATACCCAGCCCCGCTTCTCTAGCTCTTCCAACCAACGCTTTTGGTCTTCGCTCACTCTTCCACCTTTGACTCTCTTGAGTTCAATCGCCAAACCGACACTTCCCGGCCTCGAATTTTTGTCGAATATGAGAATGTCTGGGACGCCTGATTTAAGCCCTTCCGCTCGAAGCCTTGCCCCACGAATCGCTCCTTCTTTTCCTCTGCGCCCGTGACCCTCATTAGGGACATGGCACCACAAGAGGCCAAGCTGGTCGAGCAATTTTGCAACTCGCACTTGCTCCTGTCTTTCGGTCGGCACGCTGCTTTGTTTTGTTTTGCGCTTGGGCCTGAGCTCTCTGGCTGCTGCCTTCTCTGCACTGTCGTCTTTTTTTGTTCGCTCATGAAAATTCTCAATTCGCTTCAAAATTCTTGCCCGGTATTCTTCGCTACTCATTGCCCTACTTGCTCCTACAAGCTAGAATGAATTAACGAGAATTTACCCTTTCGTTCGTTAGTCCACCTGCGCGGGTGGCGCCGAGTGTTTCGCGCCACCCACCAGGATCCCCTCACTCCTCGATACCGTGCTCTGCGAGCCAGTTCTCGTATTCTTCCTTAATCCTCTCATCCACCTTTTTCTGCATAGCCGCTAGGTAGCCCTGCAACTCCTTCAGGGTGAACGACTCCGGCGGATTCATAACGAGGTCTTTCAGTTCTTCATCGCACTCATTCGCAACGTGCATAAGGACATCACTCTCGCGGTCTGCGTAGTATTCCTCTGTCCACTGCTCCAGGTCTTTCATAACTGGACGGTCATCGTCTTCAGGGCAGTACCCATTAGGTACCGCGTACGGCCCACCCGAATCTGGCCAAAGGTTCTCGTCATCCGTGCTTCTCTCTTCTTCTGCTCGTGTGTATGCGGCAGTTCCTTGATGATTGTAGTCACTCATAATCAACCCTTTCTTAATGATACCGTGAGACGCTGCTCACGATGCTTTCAACTTCACGACGGGACACCGGCGGCAGGCACTTAAGCCTGTTCACCTTGTCGGTAAGCTCCACCACTTCCGACGCTGCGTGCCCCTCCCAGAAAAATCTACCTGCCACCTTTGCCAGCTCATCATTACGCGAGCCGTCGCCAATAGAAGGCAAGCTCTCAATATCTACCTTCGGCTTTTCCTTATCGGACCCCGGCAAAGAGTGGCGCTTAAATCCGCTACTCTTTTTCTTAACCAGATGCACAAGCCAGCCCGGTAATTCTGGAATCAGGCCCTCTTTTAGTCCTATTTCAAACTCGTACCTCTTGCCCGAATGGTGCAATGAAGGCGGCGCCACGATGTAGCCACCGTCGCCCTTAAGGTCTAACCCTGGAGCAAATTTTACTTTGTTCCCGAGGCCAGAAGGCTTGAAGAAAAAATGATAGCCACCACCACCCGTGACAGCTCGTGGTCCATTGGAGAAGGTAGGCACATCACGGTGCTGCTTTACTAGCTCCCTCAGTGTCTCCTTACCCTCTTCACCATCGACATCAAGCACGGTGAACTGGTTGCAGTGCAGACCTATATTGTAGTTTGGATTCTCAACCCACCAACGAATCACCTGAGCCATATCAGTCGTTGCGTCTTTAACCCCACGCATCGAAGCTGGATGTTTGCCAGGTGATTCGCAGCTTGATACGCCGCAAGAGCAGACCCCCCGCACAACAGTGTGTACAGGGAAAATCTCGAACCCATTGCAAGCGTACCAAGCTGCCCAGTTTTGAAGACCACTCACGGATGCGCGTCCTCACCTCCGCCACTGGAGGGAACCGGTGGCACAGGTGGAATGGAGTCTTCAAAACAATCATCACCAAAGACCTCGGCGGGGGTAAGCGCCCCAGACTTCAGTGCGTTGTACGTTTCCAGCAACCAGTTAATCTGTTTGTTGGTAACTTTGTCCAGTGTTTTAATTTCAGCCTTTCTAAGCAAGGCATCTTGTGAAACTTTGAACTTTTCACTGTACGCCTTAATCGCATCAGCACACCGCTCCTTGTTGGTTTTTTTCTTAGCCTTCTTTGGCTTCTCTGGTGTCAGCACTCCAGGGACTTGAAGAATCGAAACAATCTCTTGCTTCTTTGGCTCCGGCTTCGGGTCCTCACAGGAAATGTACTCGGCTTCAACAACGCCTGGAAGCGTTGAATCAGTCGGCGCCACCGTGGGCACAACCGCATCAAGGGCAGGGTGCTTAACCGGCGCAGGGTTGGGCGTGATATCCTTGTGATAATCACGGATTTCCTCAACCGAGCCAAAGCCCTTAAGGGCATCGGCAAATGCAGTACGTAAGCAAAATGTTCGCGCCCTCATCTGAAGCATTCTCATCGGATACTGGATCCAGGGAATCTTACTCTTGTTGTTCCAGAGTCGGGCCGTCTTTGCCATATCTACACTAAACTCATACTCATAAACACTGACTTCACCGAGTCGGTTTAATCGCCTTACCTTGCAGTGCGCGACAGCTTGTTCTGTATCCTTGTTGTCCCAGCCCTCCTGGATATCGATAAAGGTGGCGTGAGCCATGCATACCGCGAGCAATGCGTCACCCCACATCGCCGCCTTCCCATTGATTACGCTGATAGAATCCAACGACTGCAAGGGGCTAAGGCCAACCTCTGCGCCCTTCTCCATTGCAATAATAATATCCTGAACCTTACCGCGATACGCTGACGGGACAAGCCCCGACTTCGATGCAATCTCAGCCAGTTGCATAACCTCAGTAAAACTTTGCGGTCCTAGTTGTGTAAGTGCGTTTGTCATTATAGACCTCCTGCGAATGTTTTAGGATAGCAGCGAGCAGCACGCTTGCCGTTCTTGTCTGCTGTAAATACCGCAAAGTTTTTATCGACAAGCTTACCGTTGCCACCATCGCCAACCAATACGGGATGGGTCAGGCGCTCGTATGAGCCAGAAGACTTGATTAGCTTGTTCTGCAATTTCTTCTTTTCCGAATCAAGCTCATCCTGCATCGTCACAATTTCAACAATACGATTTGCGTGCTCAATCTCTTCCGGTGTCATCTGACGCTGTGAGTCAAGAAACCTTTCTCTTTCAAGCAACGTCTTGCGGCACTCGTCCGAATCATCCACCTCTGGCGCAATGCCTGTAAGAATGTGGTCTTTCCAGAACTTAACCGAATCCTGCTCAATCTGCGCGGCTCGCTCATTGTCGGCGTGGATAAGAAATGGCGTCGATAAAGCATGGTGACTGAAATCGGCGTCAAGAATTACAAAGGGCCACCCGTACTTATAGCACTGCATAATTGCCTGAATTTTATACATCTCAGGGACATCGTCTGACATTGCCTCACCCCACGCACCGCGTTGCTGGCCATGCGCCTGCTTAAGTTCTACCCCAAACAAAGCCTTGCGGTGGCGCGAAGATGGTACGGCAAAGTAGTCGCCGGTAAGTCTCATTGGCACACCATCCACTTCATAGAACAATGTAGGTGCTCTTTTAAGGACCACCTTGTACCCGTTCCTTGAAAGGTTGCTGGCAACCATATTCGAATGCCCGTGCTCCATGAACAAGCCTCGCTCCAAGATATCCGTGTTGCCCTGCTTCTCCTCGCCAAAGACAACGCGCCTGAAAATACCGTTTTTGCTCGACCATTTATGCATGCCCTGGATGGCTGCATGGTCCGTTGATGATAAAATCTTAGAATCTTTCAGTTCCATAAGAACTCCTTTTCTGTTAGTCCTGTCTTGACCTTAAGTGTTGTTGCGGTTAACGTCAACAGAAATCTAACATCAGGGAGTGACAGAATGTCGTCAGTAAACAAAGTGATCTTGATTGGAAATTTAGGAAAAGACCCAGAAATTCGCTACACGCCACAGGGCACAGCTCTTTGCAAATTTACATTGGCCACTAGCCAGAAGAAAAAAGACGGAGAAGATTCGACCCAGTGGCACAAGGTCACAATGTTCGGAAAGAAGGCAGAGGTATGCGGGGAGTATCTCAAAAAGGGTCAGAAGGTCTACATTGAGGGACGCATTGAGTATAGCCAATACCAAGACAAGGAAGGCAACACTCGTTACACGACCGACATCATCGGCTACGAGATGCAGTTTATGACGCCCAAGAACGCACCTAGCGGTGGCGGGACTCCTTTCTAATGGGCGGTATAGTATTTGCACTTTGCTTTCTGGCTCTTGCCTTTGCTCTTTTTTTTGTTGCAGTCGGGATTGAGCTGACGACTCGCCGCAGGCTTAGCAAGGGCATCCAGAAAGAAGTTGCACGATTTCAGCGCAGCAAGAAGCAAGACGAGTTATGAAATTTGCCCCACCTCCGCAACGACGTAAATGGTTATCAAATCCCTATGAAAAATTATTTACTAGGAGGTGGGGCATCTCATGCTTACAATAGGGAGTCTTTTCTCTGGCATCGGTGGCCTCGAGCTAGGTCTCGAGGTTGCGGGTGTCGGCAAAACAATCTGGCAAGTTGAGCAGGATGATTTTTGCAGGAACGTACTTGCAAAGCACTGGCCGGAAGCGGAGCGATTCGATGACATCAAAACAGTTGGAGCTAACAATCTCGGATATGCAGACATCATCTGCGGAGGATTCCCCTGCCAAGACATCAGCCTGGCGGGAAGTGGCGCCGGTCTGGCTGGGGAAAGGTCCGGCCTTTGGGGGGAAATGCACAGGGTCATTCGCGAGATTCGACCCCGATTCGTTATCGTGGAAAACGTCCCAGCTCTTACTTCTCGGGGGCTCGGAACCGTACTCGGAGACTTGGCCTCTTGCGGGTACGATGCACAATGGGATTGCATCAGCGCAGCATCCATCGGGGCGTGCCATCGACGCGATAGGCTCTTTATCATCGCCTACAATACCGACCCCAACTGCGGGAGACGCGAAGTCAAGCGGGAGCAGGAACACGGCAAACAGCAAAGCCAACGCAGGAACGAGTCTGACGGACTGGGCAAAACAAGACGGCGGGAAGGGGCGCATGATTCTGCCAACCCCGAGCGCGAGCCAGTACGGGACAAGTCAAAACGGGACACGAGCAGACGGGTCAACGTTCAAGCAGGCAGGCAAGCCCAGTCTGTGGACGATGGCAAAGAAAGGGATCTTACCAACCCCCAGCGCGAGGGACTTCAAGAGCGGGAAGGGGCGCAAAGAGAATGGACATACGCCTCAATTGCCGGAGGTCATGGGGGGAATGTTGAACCCCGATTTTGTCCAGTCATACCTAATGGGTTTCCCGGACGGGTGGCTAGATTAAAAGCCCTTGGCAATGCCGTTGTACCGGCAGTTGCTTATCAGGTTGGTAGAGCTCTACTTCAAAGAATCAACGAGGCCAATTGTACTTGAACCACCTGGCAGCTTTTGCCTTTTCCGGGGAAGCTCCCCGCGTGTCAAAATGTACGAAGTTCTCGTAAAGCCCCAGCCCAAAACCAGTGCCTAATCTGCGAGCTGCGTTCTCTAGCTCTATGTAGAGACGAAGCATGTAAGCGCCATGCCTTTTTGTGGTATCAACATAAGTGACATCAGCGGCGTAGCAGATGCCATCTCGTGGAAGATGCCAGCTCTTAGACGCGCCGCCAACTGCCTGATTATGTTTTTCGCAGCGATAAGATGAGTTGATTCTTAGTGGGCCAAGCTGTTTGCGAACGCTATCGAGAACCGTGACGAGCGACTGAGCGGGATTAGTTTTACCGCAACACGAG